GAATAAATCTCTATCAGCCATTTTTTACCTCTTTATTTAATTAACCACTCTAATGATTCTGGATTTTTTCCTACATTCATAGTCCAAGAATCATTTTGGTTATTGGTTGGTATATAAACACCTTGATTTGATGTTATACTACTCATTGCTTTTTTCTGTAATTCTATTCCCTCTGCTCTTAATCTCAGTGCAGTTTCTCGTATCCATAATCCCATACCAAATGACATCACTAAGTCATCATTATATCCACTCATTGCTTCTGCTCTACTACCATTATATATAAATACAAACAATTCATCAATTAGTCTTTGTGAATGAACTGTTACTAATCTTTCTCTAAAAAATTCTTCTAACTTAGACACTACAAGTGGTCTTGTTTTTTGTGTTAATGTAAATCCTGGGATTAATTGTTTTTCCATTCTATTAATTTTATTATTAACTTGTCTATGTACATCAACTATTTGTAAATCTTTTGACATATAAAATAAATTATCATACTCTCTATCAATACATTGTTGGATGGCAGCCCAACCAATGTTATTATTCTCAATAACAAGTAATGCATTATTATATTCAGTAGCTATATTAACTAAAAGATTACCATAATCTCTTGTAGACATTCTACCTTTATATTCAGCTACTTGTTCTAAACTTTCTACATCTAAAATATGAAATGCAGAATAGTCTGTAGAATCTCCTCTACTAACGTCAGCACATACCACATAATCTTTTGTGTAGTTTGGTGGCTCCCATATCCAAACATTTGAATCTATACCACGTTTTTCCATTGGTTCTTTAACTTGTGTATTTTTGTACTCCTCTAAAATAACACCATCAATAACACCTTGTCCAGAAGTGATGAAGTCACAATCACATTCTTGTGCTGCCCCACTTGGTCCTAATAACTTATCTTGTTCATCTCTCCAATCTTG